ACAGGAGAACAATATTGTTTAAAATCATAATCAACTTTACTCAATGCATCAACAAGTTCAATGAATTGTTCTCTCGTATTAAAGTTAGCACCAAATCCTTCCATGACTTCATTATGGAATGTGAATCTATGTGGGTGAAGCATATGAGTCAATGGCACCTCTTTTAGTATCGCTTTACTATGATCTACCCATTCTTTTGTGTGAACATAGCATCCATCTAACCATACAGTCTTTGATCCATAAGGAAATAGTTTATGAGGACATATTTTTGCATAGGCAGATAGTCTCCGTGGGTCACCATTTACCTCATCATATACAAAGTCTGGTATATCTCTGAACTCCCATGCACCTTTCTTCTCTACATTTCCGTCCGTAAAACAAACATACTTTACGTTTGGATCGTAGTACATGTCATCAGGTATGGTATCATACCAGTTTGTTATACTGGTATAGATTATTATCTGATCTTTATCAGGATTATCCCATTCAACAGCGTAGGAATAAACACCTGCATCACCATAGAAAGGTTCACCTGTGATACGATCTGTACCAGTTCTAAAATATTCTTTCCAATCAAATAAACCTGTGACTTCTGTCAACAAATCTGTGAACTCAATAATGTCAACCTCATCATCATAGTACACATAATCTCCTGTTCTATTATCCCACCACTCTCCTTCAGGATTTGCATTTGAGAATTGATTTATGAAATCTCTTGAGTAAACAGAATCATATTTTATATCACTCAATTGCAAAGCAACAGAAAATGAAAGTTGATCTCTTATACCACCTCTGTTGTACCACTTCCACCACAACTTATCAAATTCTTTTGTCTTACCATCACGCCATATGATAGTACAGAGTGGTGAGAAATATTCTTCAAAATCAAATTGTGTCTCTGCTACCTCAGTTGTAAATTTTAGTATATCATCTGGATCTACCCATCCCTTACCTACGTACTCAGCACACTCCTCAAGATAAGTATGCCTATGTGGATGCTCCATGACAGTGAATCCACCTTTTGATATAATATCCTCACTCAACTCTTTGAATTTATCGTTCAATAGATGTACTTTAGATGCGTCAATATAGACACTTGGTTCATCAAAAGGACAAAGTATTTTATCTTTTCTACTACTCCTTACAGGATCACCTAGATCCTCTACCTCTGTAATAACTTGCACCCAATCTGGTGCTTGTAGATCCTCAATATAATTGTCAGTGTTTATAGTATAGTAGATCATAATATATTATACTTACCCATATAAAATTCATGGTCTGGGTACTCAGTATATAGTTTAGGATTTAGACCTGTAATTTCCGACATCTCTTGTAGTAATTCATCTTTTCTAAGGTACTGTTTCATGTCACCTCTTTGTGGATGCATGCCCCTTCTCCCAAACTTATTATAATATCCAAGTGGCACACCTGAGTCTGCTCTACGTTCAAAAACTGATGGTAATTGTATTCCTGATTCTTTGAGTGCCATGTCATATGCTATCTGATCTCTATTACATCCAACCAAAGACCACTTGTACCATGACTCATTGAACTTTGTCATCTCTGGTGTCAATGTTCTCCATACTATCGTACCAAGAGGACTAGCATACGTTCTAAAATTATATCCTGTTTCCTTGAGTTTCTTTGTAAGATTGATTGCATCATCGTAACTAAAGAAGGCACATGTAAACCCCTCCAACATCTCATCGTAGTATGTGAACCTTGATGCATGTCTGAGCATGGTGAATGGGAAACATATCTTACTCCTCTCTATAAACTTATATGTGTGTCTATAGCATCCATCAATCCATATTGTGTTTGATCCTTCTGGAAAATACAGATGTGGATTTGCCTTAGGATAAAATGATAATCTTCTTGGACAATCTATATCAACATCAAGTTTTATATACTCCCATGGTTCAATACTTGTGTCCACTGTGCCATCATGGAAACAAACATATCTCACATCAGGATGATAGTAATTACCAGGCACAAATTCATCGTAACCATTAGTTATACATGTGTATACTATCATGTCCTTTGGTTCTGTATACTCATTCATTTCAAAAGGTGTATACTTCACAGTTGCATACAATTTACTAGAGAATAATACCTCAGACTTATCGTAAAATATGTCACGTAAATCATCAATAAATTTTACTCGATCTTGAGCAGTTGGTTTGTCTTGTAAAACATATGATTCACCATAATCTTTGACCCTGTTCTGTCTGTTTCTCATCTCTAATTTTATTGGCACACGGTGTATCTTGAATGCCAAGGGTGATCTAAATTTTTTACCTATCAAATACTCTGCGATAGAACTTGATACTTGATCTCTATTGACACCATCATCATACCACTCTCTCCATGTGTCACACCAATCACTGACCTCAGGTGTAAGTCTTCTCCAAATAAGACTATTGATTGTTTGATTATAATATTTGATTGGATATCCAATCTCCTTTATTCTTTTACACATATCAAGGATCTCTTCTTTAGTAGAGAACCCATGCTCATATAACTTCTGAAATTCTTTGAAGAGTGTTCTCTCTTCTGGATGTTTTTGGAGAACAAAATCATGCTCTACAAAAAGATCTTTGGATAGATCTACAATATAATCTGATATAGGATAGCATGCATCTATCCATACTGTGACTGCTTCTTTATCAAAATATAAATGTGGACAATGTTTAGGGTGATATGATTTCCTTACTGGACATGCTTCATCTATCTCTAGTTTTATATACTCCCACCCATCTGTCTGTGGTTTATCACCATCATAAAAACAAACGAATCTATCTTCTGTTTCTGGTGGTTCTGCTAACTTATCATAACCATTTGTTATAGAAGTATAGAATATCATCCATTCAACATATCTTTAGGTAATAACTTACCTGTCAACTCACCTAGTTTTCTATTTGTAACTTCACCTGGTTCACGAGAGAACCAACCTGTTGCTATGTACTTTGCTTTATCACCTGTGAGAAATGCTCCTCTATGTACATGTGTGTACGCTGCTGGCCACAATACTACGGTGCCTTTCTTTGGTTGGAATGATACTTCTTGATGAAAGAAGTCAGTTGCACCACCATTCTCAGGTGGTATGTCATTGAGATATATCATCCATGTCACAACTCTGTCTCTGTATAAGAAACTACCATTCTCTGAATGCCAGATGTGGTACCCACCACCTGATTTTGTTTTCTGAATTTTACATGTCCAAGATGATACTGGGTCACAACTATCAAGAATACCCTTATACTTCTTAGCATATATTTCAAAGGCACCACCTACTGCTTGATTGATCTCCATAGCAAGAGCAGGGTCAGCAATCTCAAGATATAATTGTTCATCCTTTCTTCCAAGTGCACCTTCTTTGAATTGTTTACCACCTTCACCCATAGGATTGAGAGTGAGATCTCTACCGTTGAATGATGTAACCTTGACTTCTAAATCATCTTTCTTTATATGTTTTTTAGAGTGCCAGAACTCAAAAGAATCTATAACAGAATCACAGAACTCCCACTTCACAAAATTATCAAAGACACCGATGGCACCATGATCAATCATTCCTTTGAACTCAGGTTGTTTGAGATCATCTGACAATACCACTTTAGGCACCATGTTTTGCTTCCTCCTTTCCTTGATTTATGTAGACTACTGGTGGTATTCTACCACAATATTCATCTAATTGCATCACCTCTTCGATCTTTACATCAGCACCATTCTCTCTCCAAAATTCTGTCAGTGCATGATTACTATTCTTATGAAAGATCTCAATGTGTTCTTCATGTATTGCAGAACCCATATCTAATCTGTAATTGAATAGTGGTGTGGCATATGATTTACCACTGTCAAGAATCAAGTCTTCAGAGACTGCTCTTGGTCTGATGTTTTGATCGAGTTTCCACTGAGTTTTTCTCTGGTGAAGTTTGAGAAGTTTACTTGCATGATGACGAGTAATAAGGTAGCAAGCAGCAGAAAAGTCATTGATGAATCTATGATGTAACTTTAAAGTTATACCATTTGGATTTATGATTGTCAATTGCAAGCAGTCAAATGCTATAGGTACTCTACGTCTTATGTCTTTCCATGTAAAATTCCAATGACCTGCGAGGGAGAGATCAACATCATCTTCCATGATAATAATCTCATCATGATCAGTTTCTTCTACAAAATATTTGAGTGCAGATAGATGAGACATGACACATGCTATCTCACCATCATTCATATTCGGTGGAACTGTTCCCTTGAGGTAAGACTCATACTCAGCACCATCAATACCAGAAATTCTATGATGATTTTCAATTTGCCAGTAGTCAAATTGATCCTCCATATATTTTTTTCTGTCAGGAAATCTATCAAGATTGATCCACAGTACAGGAGGAAAATTTGCTAACTTATGTACTGCTTTATT